TTTGATGATAGATGCTTTAGCCAGACGATACGGTGTTTTACCAAGCCACTTGCTTATGCATGGTGATACTTTTGATTTAACAGTAATGGATGTTGCATTGACATATGAAAAATATAGTCATGAAAAAGCAAACAACAGAGTGAATCATGAAACATACGAAAAAATGTATGGTGCAGATGCACTAGCAGAGAAACTTAAAAGGGCCAGAGGTGAAGATTAGTATAAACACATCAATATTTGATCGCAGAATGGGTAAATTAGAAGATTTACCTGACGACACATTGAAAAATGCCTATCCTATTCTCAGAAAAAACACCCCTATAAGAAATGGCAATGCTAGGCGTAAAACTGTATTGAGATTAGGACAAGATACAATCTTAAGTAATTATGGTTATGCAGGCAAACTGGATGAAGGTTGGAGTAGACAAGCACCAGAAGGTTTCACAAAGCCAACCATAGAGCATATGAAAAGTTATGTTAAAAGAAAAATAGGTAAAATATAATGGCAAAAGATATCAGAGTAGCACTAGAGTTAGATAACAGACAATTTAGCAGAAATATTAAGACCAGTGAAAAACAAGTTGATCAATTAAAAGGCGGCCTAGGCGGATTAAGAACTGTATTAGCAGGTGTGTTTGCAGTAATGAGCGGTAGGCAATTAGCAGATTTTTCAGATGGTATTACAACCTTACAAACCAAATTAAGAAGTTTTATCCCAGATCTAGACGATGCTGAAGCGTCGTTTAAGGCAGTATCTGCAATTTCAATATTGACTGGACAAAACGTAGAATCAGTTGGTGATCTATTTACTAAACTAGGACGAAATGCTGGTAACATGGGTTTATCCTTAAGAGATGTTGGAGATTTTACACAACAACTAACAACAGCATTTGCTTTGTTTGGTGCTACATCCAGAGAAACAGAAACTGCAATTTATAATATTGGTCAGGCCTTTTCATTAACCAAATTCCAAGGTGAAGATTTAAACTCTGTAATTGAAACAATGGGACCTGTAGCACAAAAAATGGCAGAGGTAGTTGGAGTCAAAACAGTAGGTGAATTAAAGACTTTAGCATCACAAGGTAAAGTAACAGCAGATGTAATTGTTGAAGCCTTAGATAGAATGGATAAAGAAGGTATATTAAGGCTAGAAAGAAGAGTGCCCACATTAGGTGAAGCATTTAATTCATTAAGAACATCTTTTGCATTATTGTTTAGTGAAATAGATGAAGAATCAGGTAAAGTTTCTAGTAATTTTGCATCTGCTATAGAATACATGGCATTTCAGGTATACAGATTAAGTAAAAGTGCTGAAACCATTATAGGTCCATTAACAAAATTTTTTAAAATATTAGGTGCTATAGCGGCATTTACTATAATTGGTAAAATAATTAGAGGTATAGGCGCAACATTTACTGCTATAACAACGACCGCGGCTGAGGCAGGAACTGCTATGTCAGGCTTAATAAGAACATTTAGCATTATAGGTGGATATATTAAAAGATTCTTTGGTAAAGAAGTTGCTAATCCTAAAAACACTATATTTGAAGGATTGCGTAAAAGTGTAGGATACCTTAAGGGAGAACTTACAGGATTATTTACTTTCATAGGTGGGATAGGTGCTGGTGTAGCCGCTTTCTTAGGTATAGATAAATTAATAGAGGATTTTAAATCACTTGGTGAAGAAGGCAGTAAAGCAAGTGAAGATATGAAAGCCTTTAAAGAAGAATTAGAAGGATTCAAAGAGGCTCTACCTGATGAACCAATTGGAGAAAAATTAAGTGTAACAATACCTAAAACAGATTTACAAAAATTCACTGAAGAGTTAAATAAAATGAAGCCTGCTGTAGATACATTTGAAGATGGCTTAAAAAAACTTAACGATACATTAGGTAAACCTGAAACAGTTAAACAAATACAAGATTATGAAAGTGCCTTAAGTTCTTTGAAAGATGCATTTGGTGTAAACGATGAATTTGATGAATTCAAAGAAAGTTTTGAAGACATTGACAGTATAGAAGAATACAATACCGCATTAACAACATTACAAGGACTATTAAACGCAGGTAAGATATCAGCACAAGAATTTGCAGATGCAAAAGAAGATCTAGATGAGAGATTGGGCGACAATCAATCACTACTGGATTTTATTGCTACACTCAATACTGCCACAGATACATTAGCAGATGATTTAGCAGTTTCCTTAATGGAAGGTAAAAGTGCATTAGATGATTTCAAAAACTTCTTTAAGACACTGGTGCAACAAATTATAGCAGATGCAATTAAAATGCTATTCATTATACCAATATTACAAGCAATAGGTTTCTCAGTAGGGCCAACAGGCTCTATTGCAGGTTTTAGTGGAAAAGGATTATTAGGCAACCTAGGCGTAAAAGCCACAGGAGCAGGTGGTGGTGCTGTAATGGCAAATCGTCCAATGCTTATAGGCGAGCAAGGAATGGAAATTTTTACACCAAGCAGTTCAGGCACTATAACACCTAATCATCAAATGGGTACAAATGTTTATTACACAATAAACGCAACTGACCCTGCTAGTTTCCAAGCACAATTAAGCAGAGACCCTCAATTTGTCCATGCTATTGTGCAAAAAGGACAAAACAGTATGCCATCAGGTAGGAGATTCTAATGTCATTTCAAACAATAATTAACAATGCCACAAATATCACAATAGACAACATGCCAATTACAGGTGCTGTGATGAGTAGATCACAGAGATTGAAAACAGCAAGTAGAGGACCTGCCATATACTCATTTGAAGTCAGTTTAGACAAAATATTTCAATGGAGTGGTGGCAACAGAGGTATGTTGCAGGTATTACAAACAAAAAATAGAACAGTAGAAGAAGAAGTAACACTCAGTGCCACAACAGGCATGGGTTACATAATGGGATATGCTGGCACATTAGACGCAACAGAACTTGCCAAGTTTGATATTGCTTCATTTACTGGCAGTACTATGGTGATAGATGTAAATGCCGCAAGTTTTACAGCAGGAGATACCATATTTGATGTAGGTGATTACATACAACCAGCAAACAGCAGATACACTTATCAAGTAAAAAGTGCTGTATTTGGCAGTAATGTAACACTAGGACAATTCACACTTCAATTGCACAGAAATATATTACCAGCAACCAGTGACGGTGGTAACAACATAGTTGGACAATCATTAAATGTAGCAAACAACTGCTCATTTCATGTAAAATGTTTGAACATGCCAACACACACTTTGTTGCCAGGTCAATATTTTCAATTTGATGGGTCTTTTCAATTTGTTGAGGTAATACTTTAATGGCAACCAGTATACCGCAAGTAGTAGGTGCCACAGATATACAAACAGTTGTATTTGTTGAACTAGGGCCTATAGAAGGCAGTACATACTACATAGCAAACACTTATAAACCTTATACAGTAGGTGGCAACACATATGATGCCGTAGGTGCTCTTGTAGGAATGACAGATATCAAAGATGAATTGCGAGTAAGCAATGGTGATGTAGGTGTAGTGTTTAGTGGTATACCCACAGACCAAGATTATATCAGTTTGGTGCTTAACAGCAAAATAAAAGGTGCCCCAATAAAAATCAGTAGAGGATTCATAGACGCAGATGGTGATCTAGATGGTGGTGTTATATACACAAGATTTAATGGCATAATACAAAATTACAGCATACAAGAAAGCAGACAACAATTCTCAAAAGATGTATATCATAGTGTTACACTACAATGCAGTAACATAAATGCTATTCTAGAAAACAAAATAGCAGGAAGAAAAACCAATGAAAAAGGCATGCGGGACAGTTATGCAAACGATGGTAGTTGGGATAGAGTAGCAACATTAATGAATACTGCTTTTGAATTTGGTAAAGGATATGGAGACGAAACCACAGGCTCAGCAGGTGGTGGAGGTAATAGTAGCGGTGGTAGTAGAGCCGCACAGAGAAGATAGGTATGAAGATATATGAAAATAAGATTAGGAACACAGGCAGACGATGATGCCATTATATTTGCTCTAAAAAAGTTTGCTGATCAACAACCGTTGGGCAGACTTAAAGTAGAAGCAAAAAGATATAATGATCATCATGTCAGAAAAGTGTTAGATATAATAAGAACAAAAGGCTTAATATTGATAGCACAAGATGATGAACACATAGCAGGTGTGTTTATGGCATCAATATCAGGTGATATATGGGTGCCAAGTATGAGTATCATGAGTGAACTCATATGGTGGGTAAATCCAGAATACAGAAACAGTAGTGCTGGATTGAGATTGCTAAAAGAATACACAAAAATTGGAGAACAAATGGTAGAACAAGGTGAAATCAGTATGTTTACAATGACATTGTTGAGCAATTCTCCCAGCATCAACTTAGAAAAAAGAGGTTGGAGCAAATTAGAAACCAATTATGTACATGGAGCAATATAAATGTCAATAGTATCAGCAATTGTAGCCACATTTCAGTATTTGAGAACTGCTTTTGCTGTATTAGGTACTGTGGGTGCGGCAACTGCCGCGGCATTAGTCACAGGTGCCATAGTATATGGAGTAGGTAGAGGTGTACAAAGAGCACTTATGCCTGACTTACCCACAGGCGGTACTGGTGTTAATGCTGGTACAAGAGTACAATT